TGCAAGTTCAATCAGTTTCATCTTGTCTTCCAAACGGTCAACAAGTTCTACGTCAATTATATTGTATTCAATAAATTTCTGCCATCCTTGTGTATAAAAATCCTTAAAGGTATCAAACTCTGAGTGATCTAACTTCTTCTGTCCTAGCTCTACTTGAGCAATGTAATCTAGACGATAAGACTCTTGTGCTTTGTATGTAAACTTCTTATACAGATCCATATAATCTAACTGGGTCACCCCACCCACATCAAATGTAATATGAGTGCGTCCCATGATATGAACTTCACCTTCAGTCACAAGTCCCCAAGGCGAAAACCTCTTCATTAATTTTTCACCAAGAACTCTATCAAGACGTTTACAAATGTAAGGTATATCAAATAACTGTATATTCCAGCCCGTAATCACATCTGGAACATCTTGCATCCAATAATTTATAAATGATGTAAGCAATTCGTGCTCAGTAGGGCAATGATGATATATTACATCATTCCTAGTATTCTTAAAGGGTTTACTTCCCCAAGTAACGATCTGCTTAGTTGTATAGTCTTGGATTGTGATTGCCAAAATCTCTTCTGAGCACGATTGTACATCAGGGAAACCTTGCTCAGACGTAGTTTCAATATCCAAAGTAACAAGCTTAATCTTAGATATGTCAAACTTGATTTCATCCTCTGGGTATTTGTCTGAAATATACTGATAGATATACCTGTCATTCCCATATATCTCAAATCCCTCAACATCTTCGTACCTCTTATAGAAGTCACGACATTCTCGTACCGTACCTGGATTGATTGCTTCAACTGCTTCTCCATTCAACGTTTTATATTTAGTCTTCTTTTTGGACTTGACAAATAATGTAGGGAAGAACTCATCACGATGTTCATACCTTCTACCATTTTCAACTCCACGAACCAGAAACTGGTTTCCGATTAGTTGAACATTGGTGTAAAATTTCATTTAGTAAGGTTTAAATATTTTTCAAGTAAAGTTGGAGTTGGATCTACCAGCGTAAGAATCTTATCAGAACTCAGCATGAATATATCATCCTTTGTTACTTTAAGCAACCAAGGTTCTAGAACTAAATCATCCTTAATGATGAAAGGGTTAATTAATTTACAATCAGGTTCACCAGGAACTATCGCTGCTACTTCTTCAATCTCACTGATCAGAAGTTGTTGACTCACTAACGTCACTATCTTGACTGTTTTTTCCATTTCCTACTACATCCTCCAAATACATTTGTTTAAGTTTTTCTTTTGGTTCAACCATTGTCACCACCCAATCAGATGGAACAGGGATATGTGAATCAGCTGAGAGAGGCATCCACGGAAACATCGAAACCTGAAAAGCAGACTTTTTCTCAGTGGGCTCTTGTCCTTCTTTTAATTTTACGACACATGCCTTATCAAAGAAATATCCAATGACTTTTTTATCTTCTCCTTCTCCTACAATCATTTCTGTAACATCAGCAATGATGTCTTCTCCTGATTTTAAGAGTATCAGTTTAACCGTCATAATTTATAGTTACCTCTTTTTATTATAAGAAAAAAAAGAGAGTCTGTCAAGACTCTCTCTTCTTCTGCATTTCTTCATCTACGATGTCTTGCAGTTTTTCAAATTCTTTGACACGTTCAATGTCCATAAGTAATTGAGATAGTTGAGTTACAACTAATGGTTTTTCACAAGTAGCAGCAGTCTTAATTGCTGATCTAAGACATCCTTCTGCTTCGAGCAGATAGTCGTGGGTTTTTTCAGATAGTGCCATAATTAAAGATACTCTTTACGAGCGTGGTGTTCGGGTACTATCTTATTTAGTTCTATTGTTAATAATCCATCTTCAAACTTGACGGATCCAACCTTCGTATCATCGGTGACCGTCCAGATCCGTTCAAAGGAGCGTTGGGCCAATCCTTTATGGACAAATTCTCCATCAACTTTTGATTCTTCTTTCTTGCCTTCAACATGTAATTTTCCAAACTCTGTATAGACTTTGAGTTCATCTTTCTTAAAGCCCGCAAGTGCGATTTCGAGTTTCGACTCATGATTATTCAACTGTATTAGATTATATGGTGGATAATTAGATTGTGGAATATCTGAATTAAAGAAACTATTCAGATAATCATCCATTCCTATGCTATTCTTAGTTATCCTATCAAATAGATCGGGAAGATTAGCAGCGTGATACCTTGCTAGTGTGTTCATGGTTCTCCTTATTAAGCGAGTGTGAATTGTGTACCCTTACGGCGTACACTACTAATTATACAAGCAAGCATTAAAAAGAGGGGTGTGAAACCCCTCCAAATTCTATTCGGTTTTCTAGTCTAAAACTAATCTGCATTCTCGAATGCAACTTTTGTCTTCTATTGCACAGTCAGTAATACACTCAAAGTATTCTGCCACTTGATCTGTTTCCTCATATGAAGGCCATGCTTTGAGATTATTGTAAGAAATTAAATTGTGCATTTTACCCCCCAGTCTATGTTTTTTTAATATCCATAACCAATTTAGTTTAGGATCATTTGTCTCCATATTAACACAAAAGTATTTATATGTAAAGGGTATTTTTTTAAGTATTTGGTAAAGTTACGTGTCCTCTGTTGGTTTAGTTTTCTTTCCAATATTATACTTCTGTTCTAATATCCAATCACCCTTATCTTTGAAAGCAAGAACCTTGATTTGATTCAAGGGTGCAATATCTACCACTGCTTCTGTCTTTACAACAGAGATCAGGCCCCAGTCAGAAAGAAGACGAGCAATACGATTCCTACGTTGAACATCATTAGGAGTAAGGTTAGCATGTTTGCCATCTAGAGCAAACAGTTCCTTAAAATGTACTATATAATACTTTCCTTGTTTATGTAAGATGTGACAACTTTGATATAATTTCTTTTCCTTTCTTGATGCTACACCAATTCTTGTAAGAGTTTCTCTAACCTTTAAAAAATCATCAGGTTCATTGAGAAGCACTTCTACCATTTGGTCCTGCGACCATTGTACAGTGGGCTCAGTGGTAGTCATTTCGATCCTCCAATTTCAAGTCGTTGTTTAATAAAATTAATTTGTTCAGGGGTTAATATCTTGAGAGCATTAG